ATGATGAAGATGATGAAGAAGATTCGAATATTGATCCTCGTGAATTACGAAAAACCATTGCTACTTTGTTTCCTTCAAATTATATTAATGAAAAAATCCGTAATGATGAAAAAAATGCAAAATCGAAGAAAAAACCGTCTAAAATAAATAAGAAAAAGAATGTGAAGGCAAAACATAAGCAAAAAAGAAGAAAAATGGAAGTGGAGTCTTCTTCAGAAGAAGATGATTATGATTCAAGTGATGACGAATCTTATTATGATGATGAAGATGAAGATGAAGATGAAGATGAAGAACTCGATGCCAAGGATTTCAACATATTATTTTCAGCAATTGCAGGTGGTGGTCCTAATGCCGAAGAAATTAGTGATAAGAAGGCATTGGATGATGATCGTGATGAAGAGTGCAATAGTGATGATGAAAAACTATTTATGCGTGAAAATTATGAAACAATACCTGAACCAGAGGCAATAAAACAAAAGCGTATTCAAAAAGAAAATAAGAAGAAAAAGAAGAAACACAATACAAGTGAAAAATCAGATAATTCGGAAACAGCCGATGCTGAAACAGAATATAAAGATTTGATTGAATTGAAAAAGCATTTGTCTGAAAAACTAGAAAAACAACCCAAAAATAAAATTCTACTACATGCTGTAGAAGAATGTAAAGATTCAATTAAAAAGTTGATCAAAAAGACTCGTCTTAAAAATGCGAAGAAATATTACAAAATGGTAAATGGTGAAGATGAAAAGAAAACAGGTGAAATTGAGTATTTCAAGAAACAATTGTCAAATAAGGAACAATTACGTGTGATCAAAGAACTCAAGGAGATTAATGATCATATTAGTATTAAGAAACCTTATCGTTTGACATTGTTAGACAGCAATATTCCACCAAAATTCAAGGCAACTGTTATGCAGAAAGTAAATATGTTGCGTTCCATGGAAGTGGGTGATCCGGAATATTTTAAGTTGAAAACATGGGTCGATGGGTTTATGCGTATTCCCTTTGGTGTTCATAAAGCGTTGAATGTAAATATTAAAGACGGAATTGATAAATGCAGTGAGTTCATGGAAAATGCAAAAAAGACACTAGACGAATGTGTATATGGATTAGATGGTGCAAAAATGCAAATTATGCAAATGATCGGTCAATGGATTACAAATCCTGATGCATTGGGAACAGCCATTGCTATTAATGGACCGCCTGGTACAGGAAAAACTTCATTGGTAAAAGACGGAATTAGCAAAATTTTAGGTCGTGAATTTGCTTTCATTGCTTTGGGTGGAACTGGTGATGCGAGTTTCTTAGAAGGACATGGTTATACATATGAAGGTAGTTTGTGGGGACGTATTGTACAAATATTGATGGAAAGCAAATGTATGAATCCTGTGATCTATTTTGATGAGTTAGATAAAGTAAGTGATACACCCCGAGGTGAAGAAATTATAGGTATTTTGACTCATTTGACAGATACATCGCAAAATTGCGAGTTTCATGACAAATATTTCTCCGAAATCCATTTTGATTTAAGCAAATGTTTGTTTATCTTTAGTTATAATGATGAATCAAGAATCAATCCCATTTTGCGTGATCGTATGTATCGTATTATGACAAAAGGATACGAAAAGAAGGAAAAATCGATCATCGCTAGAAATTTCCTATTACCAAAAATTCGACAACAAGTTGCATTTACTGAAGAAGAAATTGTTATTCCCGATGAAACATTGAATGAAATTATTGGAAATGATTCTATTACAAAAGGCGAACAAGGTGTTCGTAACTTGAAACGCTGTTTGGAAATTATTCATACCAAACTCAATTTGTTCCGATTAATGAAACCAGACAAAAACATATTTTCCAAAGACCTAGATTTAGAAGTGAAGTTTCCTGTTGAAGTATCATATGCACATGTGAAAAAATTAATTGAATTTGAACCACCAAATCAGAGTATTTTAGCCATGTATCTATAATTATATTTTAAAAACATATTAAACATATTACTGTATATTTTAAATATGGAGGAAGAAAGTATTCAATGCATGATTCGAGCAAAAACAATATTGGACAATGATTTTAAATATAAAATCAATGATGAATATTCAGAAATAGTTGAAAAGATTGAGAATTATGTGATTAAACATTGTCAACATAAAATTGTGCGTGATTTAATAGATATTGACCCTGATAGGTCAAAAACTATTTCATATTGTGAAAATTGTTTTCAAACATTTTCGTCTTAAACACAAGGGGTTTGGTTACCACCGCGAGTAGTCAATAATTGCAATTGTTGCTGATCTAAACATAAATAACCTTTAGAGTTGCTCATACCATTTGATTTATCGGCACATTGAGCATCTAAACTTCCTGTGGCATTTGCATATACATCTAATTGTTGATTTAGAGAAGAAGGACCGAAAAGTCCCTTCATATTTTTAATGGGTTGTGCTGTAGGAGAACCGGCAGTACTGTCAATCAAGTAACGATCTTTAATATCAATTGCACCTCCATTGGGGTAAGTACCATAATGTAAAGGTGTAAAACCTTCCTTATCTACTTTACTATAGTTAGGATCAGCATTGTATGCGACTACACTTTTACAAGATAAACAAGTAGAAAGTATGACAACAACGGCTAAAGCAATCATAATAACTAACAATCCAGTTGATATTTTTCCAAGAGATTTCATTGATTATATATATGTTGATGAGAAATTCTATATTGCAATTAGGATGTTGGTTCATTGTATTTTTCTACATAAGGCAATGTTGTTTCATTAATGTGTGTTAAATATTTGTATAATTTTTGCAAGGGTGCTGTGTATTTTGCAAATGCGGGATCAACAATACTTTCTTGAACGTGTATTTTTAATTGACCTAAATCGATGGAAAGTTGTTGTAAATTATTCAATAAATATTGAGGAGCATCTTGGACATTTCCAAAAAGTTCTTGTAAATTCCCTAAATATTTGGACGTAATTAATTTGACAACAGTGGTCATATTATCAATTTCTTCGATCGTAGATTTATTAAATTCTTCATTGCTTTCTAAATTATTGTTTATGGTTTCTTCTGATTCTTCAAGTATTTTTTTATTTTTTTTCATATTTTCACGTGCTCCTTTGGTTTCTTTTGTTTCGGGATCAAACTTTGATACAATATCATAAAAGTTTTTCTTAAATGTTAAAAATTTATCATTAAATAACAAAATGTTACTGTATTCATTACGACATGCTCGTCCATAATAAAACATAGGATCACAAACTTCTACTCGATTTAAATATTCGTATTTAAAGACCAAATATAACATAATGTAAATAATGCTAAACATAATAATAATTATGGTAGTTGCAAAATAATAAGGACGATTATATGTAAAATAATCAATGGGAATATATTTTATAACAGTCATTATAATATATATTGTGTTTTTTACGATTGCTATCTACTGAATTAAACACGTTTATTATGATTTAACAGTATTGATTGCACCGTCTTTGATGTAATTGCCTAATACGAAAGACCCGGCTAATTTGGAAACAGTATCTCTTAAACTGGCAATATTCTTTTGTATAGAAATTCCTAAACTATTTGTTTCGGCATATTTTTCGGGAACTTCTGTTTGAACTTCGTTCGATAATCGAGAAGCACCACTATTGAGACGTGCATCTACAGTTTCTAAATTATTGCTTGTAGATTGAATATTGTTCATGACAGAAGATATTAATTCGCCTTCTGAATTCTTCATGTATTGTTCAAATTGATATTGTGGATCTTTACCAAACAAATAAGCGTTGGTTATAACACTAATACGGTTTTGATAATCGGTATAATTTGCATAAATATAAGCAAACAAAATACCTATAAACATGAGTCCAAATAATAAAATCACCATAATGGCTTGTCCCCATTTTGTAAATTGACCACTTTGTGGTGGGATAAAATATTTTTTAAATACATCTTCTACGTTTTCTTTTGTAGTATCTAAAGTATCTGTTGCTTTAGTAGACATTATATAATATTTTTATATATATTATAAAGTGTTCAAAATACATAAAAAGAACCATATTATAAATCAATATAATCATGGTTCAATTGAGTGACGATGAAAGAATGAACTTGAAAAAGTTAATGAACGAAATGGATTATGAAGACAATACAGAAACAATCCGACGATTAAAACATAGTTCAAAAATACGTGATGATATGCGTAAATTAGAAGCACTAAAAAAAGAACATGCACAACTTCGTATTACTTCTCCTGAACAATTTTTCAATATTGCACACACTGAATGTCAATTTATGTATGACAATTATACGGATATTTTTAGAAGAATGATGAAAGACGAAGTAGATATTACTATTATGTCCAAATTATTGATTGTATTGAAATTAATAGAAGATGGTCAAATTGATCAACAAGACGGTTCCGTTCGTGTTGGAAGATTACTCAAAGAATTATATTTGGATTCGGCTGTAAAACGTGCCGATGCTTTAGACAAAGAACGTGAAGGAGAAAAAGAACCTATTAACGACGGTAAATCTATCTCTTGGTCAAAATTTAAACAGGTTGGTATGCCTCCTCATCATGATAATTAGATTCTTTTTCATCCAATAACATAATACCCATAGCTGCATAATTATGTAAATCCATTAATGTATCACGAATGGATTCATCATTTACCATATTTACACCGTTTTTTGTTATCGACAAAGCACGTTGTATTTTATCTTCAATACGCATTAATACTCCAATGACCCCATATTTGGCAAAAGCATCACCATAATCCTTGTTTTTCTTTTTGAACATTTCTAATGCTCCTTTTTGCACGTTTTCCATTTGCTGAACACGATCCATAATAAATAATATAGTTTGATTGTTTTTATATAAATTATGTATTAATGTTTTTGCATATAATTTTCAATTAACGGTATAAGAATCTTATCTTCTTCAAATAAATATAAATTGTTTAGTTCGTTGATATCATAAAATCCAATATTTTGATGCACATTCATTTTTATGTTTTCTGTATTGTTAATTAAACCAATAAAAAAAAAGCATTCTACATCATTGTTTTTGTGATTATAGAGTAATTTGTCTATTGTAATTGATAACTCCAATTCTTCTTTCCATTCACGATGCAAACATTCTTCTAATGTTTCATTATTTTCACATTGACCTCCTGGAAATTCCCAATAATCGGGATTGACACCTTCTTTGCTACGCTGCCCCATGAGTATTTTTCCACAATAATCAAACATAATCCCACAACTAACTTTCATTATATAAAACAACTTAAACATATGTTTAAATGAGTTTAACAATTAATATGCCGAAATTAACAAATCCATTGCATAATAAAGATTTATTGATTTATATTAGCAAATTTTTAAAAACATGTGATAAATGTAATCATTATGATTATGTAAATTATGTAAATGTATGTTGTATGTGCAAAAAGTTTTATTGCTCAGCTTGTTGTAAAGAAATGATATATCATGGTTATTATGATGAAACGGAACGTAAATATTGTTTATCATGTAGTAAAAAATATTTTCCTTACTATTATAATAATGAGTTATAATTATCGTATTATAATAAATACACTTATAATACAATGGATTCTACTATAAAAATATACAAAGGAAGAGGGTTAGAAAAAACAAACAATAGTGATGGTTTAAAAACCTTTGTCTTTGACTTAGATGAGACCATAGGTTCTTTTTCCGAATTATATATATTATTTAAATGCATTGAATATATGAAAACTGATTTGAAATTATCTATATTTGATAATGATAAAGAATTGTTGTTCTCATTATTAGATTTGTTTCCCGAATTTTTTCGATATGGTATTTCTGTTATTTTTCAATACTTACATGAAAAAAAACAAATAACAAATAATATTTCTATCTATATTTATACAAACAATAGTTGCATTCCAATTTCTTGGACTTCGATTATTGTAAAATATATGGAAGAGAAGT